TTCTTCCAAGACCAGTTATCTTTTCTGAACCAAGTTGGTGCAAAACAACATTAACCGCACTGGTTTGAGTGGTGAATGGACCAGCCAGTGCATCCTGCACGGTTGTATAGAAACCGACACCATTCACAATGGCACGGATACGTTGGCTATTTTTAAGCCCTGAAATAATCTGCTTGGTTCTCATAACTATCCTAATCAACTGAATAAGTGGCAATTATAGCACACCTGGACGGTCCGTCAAGGACTTTCGGGACAACTGTTGCTAAATTACAACACCCACTTGATCGTTACAATGAACCGGCCTTCCTTGAAACCATGCTCATCCTTTGGAATATCAATCCACAGTGGGTTGGTTTTTGGATCAAATGCCTCATATAAGTCCCGTTGAAGGTCGAATAATCCTTCATCATCATATTCTTTATCAAAAAGAATCTTACTCATTACCAATCCTCTACACCAGCGACTTCAATCGTAATTTTGGCCGCATATTCTGCAACAAATGTATCATAGGTCATGGTTAATATTTTACCAATACCACTTTCATTAGATTGTGATAATGTGAAATACTCAGTACCCACATCTTCCGCAATCTTTTTAATCGTATTTAATTCATTCAAACTTAATATCATCTTCTATTGCCCATTCCATTAAATCATTTTTCAAACGACTGTGAAAATAATTTTCACCATCATCACCAGATACCAACCAATCAATACGTTGTGCATATATTTGCGCTTTGCGTAGAATATCTAAGCCCTTTTTGAATTTGGCAATAGTTTCAGGTGTAAAATGACTCCCTTTTCTATCACCATATTCATTGATTTCAGTCGAATCATTATCTATAATCAACTGTTCAACTTCGTCAGCAATATAACCAATTTTGTATTGATTATAATCAAAATGTCCACCACTCATTTAAGGCTCCAATAACAATCGTATGGTAATCAATATGGCACACGCCACAATAATCCATCCTTGTGTTTCATTCATACATTTACTCCATACATTAATTGCATTGCATCATATACACAATCATCTACTGGGTCATGTTTCATTATATGGTGTGCAGGATTAAAACCAGCATAGTCTACATCCACATAACCAGTTACTGAACCATTCATTATGTCCAATGCGGTACGCACATCACGCCAACGACTAAAAAAGAATACTGGTTCAATCTCCAGTTTTTCTTCAATAGAATCTAGCACCAATTGGTCAAGATTACCCCTAGCCCAAACCCAGCATTTATCGTGCGTTGGAAATTGTTTAGACCAATCACGCATTAATTCAACACCATCATCAATAATAATGTCATCCTTACTAGGTTTAAATGACTTTTCTTTTACAATGTCACATTGTTTGGCCCACCATGATAATGATGACCTGGTCATGGTACGACCAAGCCTTTCGACCTGGTCATTGACGTTGAATTTAGCAAAGAATGCCGTTGCCCTTAATTCCTGCGGTGATGGTTCTTGTCGTGCATCAAAATACACACAGGCCATTGATAAAATCACGGCATTAGATTCTTTACCTAAAGTTTCAACGTCAAATACAAACATTTATATTCCTTAATCAACAATCTGAATCATAATCATGCCATTCCTGTGCTTCGTCAGGTTGACCATCATTATCTTCTCTATCTTTAAATATTTCAGTATATACATAATCGCACACCATTGTATCACCAGCTTCTTTGAAGTCTTTTATTTCAGAGATTTCTTGCAATACACCACATACTTGATTCCAATCCAAGTCTAGTGTTTTGGCCGTTAGAATAACACCTTTAATTAGTGCATTACCTTCGGTTGAAAACATTCCATAATAATCTGACATAATTACCTCAAGCAAAAAATGCTTTGTCCATTTCTTTGCACTGCAATTCTTTTGCAGTATGCACCACGGCTTCCCAACCTGTAGGCGTTTGAGCAACTACAATATCGTGCGAATATACAGACCCGATTTCAGTATAGAAACCTTCTACCTCGACAACACGGGTGGTGCCACGCATATTATCCATCATAATACCATACCAACCGTTATTCAAACGGACACGCATACCTTTTTTAATCTCTGATGTTTTCATTCTTCAACTCCGAAATGTTCTCGAATTCGTTCGTTCATTATATACCTCGACAATCATTTAATAATATTAAACACAGTTACATTATATTTCTTGGTCAAGAAACCTTGAGCCGCTTCAACGGTTGGTCTAGCCGCTTCGGCTCGACCGCCAAACCATGCCATAAACTTATTACGGTCTGCACGGAATACAATAGTACCATCAGGGTATGTGGCTTTAGTACCAGTTGATTTTGCTACCTTGACAGCTTTTGGTGCTTTTACTTTAGCAACCTTGACAGGTTTAATCTTGGTTTCTTTTACCTTGACAGTATCAGTATTAACCAATGATACTACAGGAACAGGAGTAGATTTTGCAACTTTAACAGGACCGCGCCATGGCAAGAAGCCAAGTGCCGATGGTTTACCTTTGGCTTCGATTACATCGTCCATTGAATATTCACACCGCGACCATTCACCGGTATCTACATCGAACCAACGCAACGGAGTGCCAAGTTGAGGACCACGGTCAACAACATAAACACCAGAATGGACAGGATTAACACCAGAATTAAATACATTAGACATTATATTACCTCATCAATAAAAATACAATTATACATGGAATCCAAGGATTGTCAACAACTATCCTTGGTTGTGTTGTTTTTACGCAACACCTTGACATTGTTAAGCCGCTTGCAACATAATGGTTGGATACTTAACAAAACCACTAGTATCCTTTTTGGCTGGACCTTTTGCATATAATCCAACCACAACGCCTTTTGGATCCAAGAATCGCAGGTCAGATTCGTCACCATTAAACACTGGCAAACCATTATATGTTTCAGGCATAGGCAGGGTTTTCTTAATACCAAATACAGTAGCGATATTATAACCTTGCATAATAGCCTTGGTAACGTCATTATCGTTACCGTCAGCGGCAGAAAATGTCAAAGAATAATTATTAATCGCCGTGATTTTACGACCGAGAATCTTTGTATAATCATAGAATTGAATTTCTGGAAACAATTCAAAAATATTATTATATTCCATACCATTATAAGAGAAACCATATTTCTCCCATGCAATATCGGATGTACCATTAAGGCGAATAACTGGAATCATATTGATTTTGGCTGATTGTTTAATAGCCAATTCAATATCTTTAATCAATAATGCCATAAAAGTTTCACGATTTTCAAAAAACATTTTAGTTTTACGAATACGTGCCTTTTGAATTACATTAGTATTTTCGCCTTTTTTAAACATACCGCCTCTCCCTGCCGTGTTAAGGCAGGCCATTTTGCAACCATCGGTTGCTTTGGCGCAAGTATTATAACCAGATAATGAGGCTGGAGCCAAATGGAGAATATATGTCATATATCCAGTATCCATGCCTTTTAATGTTTTGGGGTTGCCAGTAGATAATAAGTTCACGGTTTTGACCTTTCAGTGTTGTTTGCTTCAATAGAGTCCATTATACAGGTTCCACGGAATCCGTCAAGGACTTTCGGGATACTTGACCGGCTTGTAGTGTCTTTTGTTGCACGGAAACAACAGAAATTGTACCACCATAAGCATTTTGGTAGGTTAATGCCAGATTATATACTAGAAAAATATATACTTTGCATTTTGGTGTGATTAACATATACTGCATTTAATACCCCTTTATACCTAGAAAACCCGCTGGGATAATCCATGCGGGTTATTAATTCATTCAGTATTATTCCAGATTACTCCAGACAATAATTCCAGCCATTCAATTTAAATGTTTCAATATCTGATTCAGAAGCCCATGCCTCCATCCAAATATCACCTGCCTTAATCAATTTGAGATTAGTATATCTCAAAATCTCCAGTGCATTAATGCGTGGAAATACAATAAATGTATAACCGACTTTATTATCCATAATGTGACTCCATTTCACCTAATACAATATACATACAGTATAATTGAAACCGAGATAAATCACTTTGATTATCTTCCATCATAGAGATAGTTTCAATAAGAGAATCACAGTTATTCTCCATGCCATATTGAGAAACAATATTCAACGCATCATTATAAGTCATAATACCTTTCATTTGATACCTTCCATTCTATTAAATTGACCAGCCATTATCCTAAATGCTTTTGCTTCTATTTGACGGATTCTCTCAGGTGTAACATTATATTTTGCACCAGTTTCTGCTAGAGTTAATCCATACTCAATACGGTCGATAATGATATTAACCATTTTATCGCCATTATTAGCGCACATTAACCGATTAATTAGTCGATCAGCCAATTCAGTATAATATACCTGACATTCAATATCCAACATATTACCAGTATTCAGTTTCATATTACCTCGACATTAAAAATTTTTATCTCGACACCTCAAAAGCCAGCTGGGATAATCCATGCTGGCCGTTATTTTGATATTATGTCAATCAAATATATTCGTAATTTGTCACGATTATATCAAAAGCATCATCATTATCCGTCGCATTATCAATTCTAGCATAATCATCGAAATCAAAATCGGGAGCAGAATATACTTCAATATCATCTCCGCGAATCACATAATAACCGATGGCATTATTGTCGGTATTATATACAGTATATTCAGTTTCAACAGAATCAGAATAAGTCAATTTTACAGTATAATCAGTCATTTTATTTTCTTTCATTTTAACATTAAATATTGTATAGTCTTTTTGATTATATGTTGTATAATCTTTTCGCACGCTT